AAATCATTAAACCCAGCAGAACAGATGCTATTAGCTCATAAAAAACATATTGTTGGACTTGCAGATGTTTTAAATCAACATGTTGCAGCAATGGGCGCAACAATGGGAGTTAAAGCACCAGACATATCTGCTGGAGGAGTAATAACAGAAGCAAAAAATAAAGATTTATACTCAACCGGTGGAGATACTTTACCTGGTGGTTTCAAAGAAAAATTTAAGGAAATGGCAGGTGGGATTAAAAATTTCATCTTCGGTAGAGAAGAAAAAGTTGGTATATCTGGCTTTGACTTTGGTGCTTATTTGCAAAATAAACTGGCAGGTACAAAAGGAGACCCACTAGAAGGATATAGTGAAGAAGACAAAGCTACATTATTTTCAACAGGAAAAATAGAGGGAGAAAGAGCAATACCTAACATATTCGAAAGATTCTTTGGGGAAGATGGAATGTTCTCTAGAGTAGGTTCAAAAATATTTGGGGAAGATGGAATGTTCTCTAAAGTAGGTAGCAGCTTATTCGGAGAAGATGGATTATTATCAGGACTATTCTCAGGTGGCGGAGGTTTACTAGAAGGGCTCAAAGGTGCGTTCAGTGGAATATTTGGAGCACTTAAAGGTGCTGGAGGTGGCATACTGTCAGCTATAGGAGGTATGTTCGGCATGCCTACTGGTTTAGCTAAAGGCGGAATCATAGGTAGTATACAAGCTATGGCTAAAGGTGGTATAACAGGATATAATAGAGGCGGAATTGCAACTCAACCTACTTATCTTGTAGGAGAAGGAAAAAACAACGAAGCAGTAGTACCACTACCTGATAACAAAAGTATACCAGTAAATTTAGGTGGAGCAACAGGTTCTACAAATAATACAAATATTAGTGTAAACGTATCAGATGGCGGAACAACTACAAAAATGGAAGCTGATGGAGCTAAAGAAATGGCAAGTGCAATTAATATGGCAGTACTAGCCGAGATAGAAAAACAACAAAGACCGGGCGGATTACTAGGAGTATAATATGGCAATAGGATTTAATGTAGGCGGTACACTCGGAGTAGTCGCACCAGATAAAGGATTTACAAGAAGTAACAAACCTATAGTATTCGTACAAAAATTTGGTGATGGATATGAGCAACGTATAGCAAATGGTATAAATAACTTAGAACAACAATTTAATCTTAACTTTGCAAATAGACCAAAAGATGAAATAGATGATATAATTGCTTTCTTTGAATCTAAGAAAGGGGCGACTGCATTTGATTATATCTTTTCAGATACAAATGCAGGAAGCAATGAAGAGACAGTAAAGGTAGTCTGCGAGGATTGGAGTCAAACCTGGGACTACGATGATTATTACAGCTTAACGGCTACATTTAGGAGAATATACGAAGCATAATGTCAACCATAGTAGAAGATGTACAAAAGCTAGACCCCGCCTCAGAACTAATACATTTATTTGAAATAGAAGTATCTAAGGGAGTGTTTGCTTACTTTTCAGGAAGTGGAGTAGAATCAAATCTAGGGAGTCTTAAGTTTAGAGACTACGATTCTCCTGGCACAATTAGAACATACGCTCCTATACCAATAGAAGCACAAAATTTTGAAACAAAGAATGATGGAGCAATGGCGAGACCCAACGTTACTATTGCAAATGTTACTAATGTTTTAAGTACTGCTACAGGAAGTGTTAACTACCATAGTCTACTAGGATTAAAACTAATTAGAAGAACCACCTTAAAAAAATATTTGGACGATGGTACTGGAAATAGTGCAAATCCCCCAGTAGAGTTTGCAAGACAAGTCTGGATAATAGACAGAATTAAAGCGAGAAGTAAAACAGCAATACAGATGGAACTAGTTTCTCCATTTGATATAGAAACAGTACAGATACCTGCAAGAAAAGTATATGCAGATAGATGTTCTCATAAATATCAAGGAGCGAGTCCTCATTTAGATAGATGGAAGAAAGCACAGAGTGGATGCCCATGGGCTATAGACGGATCATACTTTGTAAATGGTACTTCTCATGTAATTTTTGTAAATCAAGACAACGAGTATGTAATACCTAGTTCAACTACTTTTACATTATATAGTTCTGGTAGCATAGTAAAAAATGCTTATTATAAGACTACTAAAACAACAACAAGATTTAACGCAGATGGAACGAGTAGTTCTGTAACTATAAATAATTATTGGCAAGCTGTGTTTGGAAGTAACAGCCCAGGAACTCCCACAGACTCAAATACAAATTTCAAAAGAGTACGAATATATAGTACTTATAGTGCTAGTACAGAATACTACACTTATTTAGATGATAGAGACAACGACTATGTAGTATATACAGATGCTGTTTCTTCTTCTGAAAATTATAACAAATCATTATTATGGAAAGCTGAACAAGCTAATGAAGGACAAACACCAACCTATGGAGAATTTTGGGAAAAAGGAGATGCTTGTAGTAAGACAACTGCAGCATGCAAAATGAGATTTGGGTGGATAAAAAATGGAAGCACAAATAACGGAAGCGTAACAACAGACACAAGAGTTGTACTACCTTTTGGAGGATTCCCAGCAGCAAGGACATTTAAGTGATAGAAGAAATATATAAGCATGCAGCAGAGTGTGCCCCGCTAGAATGTTGTGGACTTATTGTAGAGGATAATAATAACAAACGATATATTCCGATGGAAAATATTTCTGAAAAAGAAAATTACTTTGAAATGAACGAGTTAGCTTTCGCATCCTTTCAAGCCATTTTCAAAATATTATATGTAGTCCATAGTCACTATGAGCAAAAATCTTGCCCAAGTGACCTAGACAAAACGAACTGTAACAATCTTGGTATACCATACTTTATCGTATCGTACCCAGACAAAGAATACACAATTTTACAACCAAATGAATAGAAAAATAATACTAAAAGGACAAATGGGAAAACTATTTGGAGAAGAGCATAATTTAAATGTACGAAGCGTGCAAGAAGCAATGCATGCTATAGATGTTATAAAGGGCGGACTTCGCAGATATTTAATGGAATGTACGGATCAAGGAACAGTATTTACAGTACAAAAAGGAAAAACAGTCAAAGATTACACAAAAGATAATATGCCTGATTTTTTAGCAGCAGATGAATTAAATCTTATCGAAGACGAGGATATAATAATTACACCAATACCTTCAGGAGCTGCTAGTAAATTAGAAAGCTGGGCTAAAATTATTATAGGAGCTATACTTATGGTTTTATCTTTTACTTTAGATGTTTCTGGTTCAACAGCTGCAGCTTTATTTAGTACTGGTATGCAATTAGCTCTAAAAGGAATTATAGAATTAACAACACCAGACCCCGATAGTAATGATGAAGAATCAGCAACTCTGTTCAATGGCCCTGTCAACACTAGTAAAACAGGAGTTCCAATACCAATGGCTTATGGTAAAGTAGCAGCAGGTGGAGTTGTAACTAACTTTGCTTTCACAAAATCAAGAATACAAAACTCAGCAGGCTATAGTAAGAATGCCTACGGATATAACTGGAATTTATAATGGCTATAATAATAAACAATAACGAAAACGAACCTGTTATTGGTGGAGATCTACCAACTACTTCTTCTAATGGAATGACAAGACAACAAACAGCTATTATATATGATACTTTATCAGAAGGGCCGATTGAAGGATTAGTAGACCAAGGAGCTAGTATAAAGCTTAATGGTAATCCCGCGTATAACTACGGAGACAAAGATATAGTAGCAATTTTAGATAGTAATGATGTTAGCTATGTAGCTTCGACTGGAGTAATCACCGATAATAATAATCCTAGTTTTATAGATTCAGCAAACACAGCACAAGGCTCTAGAGATATACTTATTGTAGGCGGATCAAAAGCAGGTACAATTACTACTACTATTGGAAGCACTACACTCACAAGCGCTTCTGGATTTACGTTTGCAGCTAGTGATGTTATTGGTGAAGGAGAAAAAAGATTACAACCACAAATCAGAATAACATCAGCAGGAATAGATGGTTCAGATTTAATTACAACAATAACAGAATTTGTTAGCAGCACCTCAGTCAAAGTAGCTTTAGCACCTTCCGCTAGTGTATCAGGAACAGCAGTTGAATTAGACTATGTTGGTACAGTAAGCAGTTATGATAATTCAAATAACAGAGTAACAATTACAGCAGGAGGACGAAACGTAAGCAATGTTTCAGCAACTCTAAGTACTCCTGAAAGAACCACAGAACAAGCTCCTTTGGCAAAATACGATAATTTTTTATGGGCGTTCAGAAATGGAGAAAGAGACCAGTCATACTTACCTACCCCTTCAGGAGTTGGTAGTGGCTCTGCTGCTCATAGTGTGTCAGGCGGAGACTTAAAAACAGTTCCTAATACAGGCTATCCTACATGGAGTCAATTAAGAGTAAGTATAGGAGATAACCCTGCGTACTCTGGCACTACAAAAACTGTAACAGCAGACGAGATGGGTATTGATGTTCCAGGAGAAATTGATTTAATAAGATGTACTTTTAATTTTCCTCAAGGATGCTACAAATGGAAAGCAAAAGACAGTACCTTAAGACACGCAGGTGCATTAATTAGAATTAAATTTCACTATCAAAGAGGCAGTAATGCTTACAAAACCGTTATTGTAAACGGAGCCTCATCATATTCTAGCCTAAGGAGAAAAGAAGGATATACTCCAGATGACGGTCACTATGCTACAGGAGGCTTCAGTAATAAGACAAGACAAGGATTTAACTATTTATTTGAATTTGATATAAGTAAGTACGGCCCTTTTGATGATTACTATTTAACTTTTGAAAGAATAAATGAAGTTGGTGGAGAGTATGGTAACTGGGTAGTACAAAATAATGCAGTATTAAAAGTTGTAGAAAATATAGTAATGGATAGATTAAGTTATCCTTACTCTGCTTTCGGAGCAGTAATCGTAGATGCACAAGACTTTTCCTCAATACCAAAAAGAAGTTATGAAATAAGAGGACTAAAAGTACAAGTTCCAACTAACTACTTTCCAAAAGATGAATTAATACAGGGAAGTTCTATAAGAAGAACAACTCCTTCGTATACAAGAAATGTTAGTACTGGTGCAGATACTTCAAATTATGCAGATTGGGACGGTAATTTTAGAGGAGATATAAAAACTTTCGCTCCAGGCAATGCAAACTATGATACAGTTTATACTAGTAACCCTGTTTGGATTTTTATGGACTTAATGACTAATCCAAGATATGGGCTAGGGCAATATATTAATCCTAATTTCGATTTTTCACAAATAGACAGATACACTTTATACGGATTAGCAAAATACTGTGACGAACTTGTACCAGATGGAAAAGGTGGACAAGAACCTAGATTTGAGTGTAATATTTATATTCAAAAATCTACTAGCGCTATAAAAATATTAAAAGATTTCAGTTCTACAATGAGAAGTATGTTAATCTGGTGGAACGGAGCAGTTACTTTAGGAGCTAACATACAGAAAGGTGCAATTTATACCTTTACAAAATCGAATGTTATAGATGGCACATTTAATTATGCAGGAACTTCAAGTAGATTTAAACATAATCAAGTAATAGTAACTTGGACTAATCCCGAAAAACAATATAAACAAGACACAGTAGTTATTGAAGATAGCAGTAATATTGCTAAAACAGGACAAGTTAAAACAAAAAATGTTACAGCATTTGGTTGTACTTCTAAAGGACAAGCAATGCGATACGGTAAATGGCATTTATTTTCTGAACTAAACGAAGAAGAAATCGTTAGTTTTAGTACAGGTATAAACGGAGCCATGCTACGACCTGGAGATGTAATAAATATACAAGACCCAGACGTACACGATGTAGTAGCAAGTGGCAGAGTAACAACAACTTCTAGTTCTACTACTACAGTCATAAAAACAGATAGAGATATAAGTAGTTTTTTAAATAATACTGATAATTTTAATCTTCATTTAATTTATCCTAAAGGTGGCGCATACTTAACACAACAAAGCGCAACTATAAATTCTGTAGCATATAAACAGGGAGATTTAGTACTATTAGACGAAAGCGGATCAGCTATAGATACAGAAGCTAAAGCTTCTAATGTACGAGACGATTCAGGCTCTATAGTTCAATTATTTTGGTCAGACCAAGTAAGAGTTGAGACTAAACCAGTATCGTCATTTAATAGTACATCAGTAACTGTTAGTTCAGCTTTCTCTTCTGCACCAAATGCCGAAGTTATTTATACAGTATCAGGACAAGAAGAAGATGGAGGCAATGTAGCAGGAAGTTTAAAAGAGTACATTGTAACTTCTATAAAAGAAGATATTACAAGTTTAAGTTTTGCAATAAGTGCACAAGAGTATAAACCAGAAAAATTTACAAAAATTGATAGAGGATATGTAATACCAGATATTCCAACAGTAATGCAACCCCCTAAAGATACTGATGCAGTTCCAGAGCCTACAAGTGTAGCTCTTGAAATGGTAGCTTCAGGATTCGGGTCAGAAGTAGGGTCTACTACAGATAGAGACTTGTTAATTTCATGGCAACATCCTATAACAACAAGAGTAGATGATAATGGTAATACTATTAATGATGTCTATGAACATTTATCAGGATATGAAATTTCTTACAGACATCCAGGTGTAGATGATCCAGATAAGTTTATCAGAGTAACTATTCCTAGTTTAAATACTACTTCTTATAATCTTTCAGAAGTTAGTGGAAACGGTGAAATAATAGTTAGGGTTAGAACAATAAATACTTTAGGAATTACTTCTTCTTGGGAACAAAGAAGACTTACTGTGAATGAAGATAAAATTTTACCTTTCGGTGTGCCTACTCTTGGAGAAGGACTGAATGGAGGTATAATGAAAGGGGGTATATTATCTTGCCCTATAAACATAGAATCTTCAAATGGTACTGTAACTTTTGCAAGTAGTAGTTATACATTTGATTCTCCTAGTTCAGAAGAAGAAAGTACTATAACAGTCACTTCTGGAAACACAGCATTTACAACACAAGCAGACTTTGATAATTTATCAGATGGAGAAACTGGATATTTATTACTAGACCATGATGGTAGTTTATCACGAGGAGCAACTCGTACTGACTTATTACAACCTATTGTATTTCATACAGAAGAAACAACAACAGACATAGACGGTACTGAAAATTATTTTAAATATATAAAAAGACTTGGAGAATCAAACGAAGATTTTGTACAAGCAAGTGGTACTATAACTTTATCTGCAAATTCAACAGAAGTTTCAGGTAGCAGTACAGCATTTACAACAGACTTTGAACCAGGAGATGTTATAATAATAGACACTGCTGGCGCGACTAGATTCTTTTCTACAGTAAGTCACATAACAAGCGATACAGCACTTAGCTTATCAACAGTTTCAACAAGAGCATATAGTGGTAAGAATGTATTTAGACAAGCTCTTAGAATCTCAAATGCAGAAGATTGTATATTAGGTTCAGTAACTAATACATCGGGCGTTTACTCCTTTATAAACTTTTCTAGTGGAAACAGAGGAACAGATGCTTACAGTATAAATGGTACAAATGAAAACCATAACTTTCCTTCAAATGCAGCAGGAGTTGTTAGTGATTTCTCAAGTTTTTCAAATTCATACACAGTTAATAAAGGCACTATAAGCTATACTTTTGCAAGTAGTGGCTCAGCAACAAATACTTTTGGAATAAGTACAGCAACAACAAATTGTACAACAGTAGTAAACTCTAGCACTGGTGCTATTACAGTTACAGCAATAACAGCTGATACAGCTTCTTTCGTAGTTACAATAACAGATAGAGGAACTAATGAAACTATAGGAACAAGAGTAGTTTCTCTTGGTAAGAGTATACCTGGAGCAGCTGGAGCTGGTACAGATTCAAGAACAGTAAATTTAACGGCAAGTGATTACTCAATAACTTATGCGGCAGACGGAACAACACCGAGCCCTAGTGGAACAATTACATTAACAGCAACGTCACAAAACTTTAGTAACCCTTTCTTTAAATTCACAGGTGATGGTATATCTGATGAAAGCACTTTCACAGATGGCTCAGGTGCCTCAGATACCTTTAGTTTTAGCATACCTTCTACTATAAATACTGACCCACAAACAATTAAAGTTGGAGTGTCAGAAGCAAACCAAACAGAACTTGCATTTGATACAATCACACTTACTTCTCTACAACAAGGTAGCCAAGGTACAGATGGTGCACCAGCTTATACAGCTATCATTACAAATGAAGCCCACACGTTCCCTTCTTCTAATACAGGAGTTATAAGTAACTTTGCAGGATCAGGTACAAAAATAGAAGTTTACAAAGGAGCAACTCAACTCACTCCAGTAGCAAATACAGGCACTCCTGGAACAGGTCAGTATGATATAACTACTACAGCAACTAATATAACTGTAGGAAGTTTTACACTAAATACAGGAAGCGAAAAAAATATTACAGTTGCAGACCATAGTGGTGTTGCAAATGGTACTGATAATTCAGAAATAGAATACAGCATAAATATAGAAAACGACGTAACACTGACAAAAGCGCAGACATTTACAAAATCTAAAAAAGGTACAGATGGAGATGATGGTGCTACAGGTAAAAAAGTAAAAGAGCTAATTCTATACTATCCAGCAACATTTAATAATAATACATTCTCAATACCAACAACTCCTACTTCAGGAGTGTATCATTTTGGCAATAATGTTATAGCAAGTATAGCTTCAGGGTGGCAACAAGCAATACCTGACGACGCAGCAGGAGCAATTTATTGGACATCAGAAACTCTTGCTACAGAAAGCTCAACAGCTAATACTTCTGGAAGTTTATCTTGGTCTACACCAGGTAATTCTAAAAGTCCACAATTTCAGGTAGAGTTTATATTTCAAAGAAGTGCTAATCAACCAACTACTCCAAGTATAACAAACTTTCCTGTTATACCAACTGATTGGTACGATGATATAGCAGATGTGCCTTCAGGTAGTAATGCAATATGGGTATCTAAAGGAACAACACAGTTTAGTATTGTAGGAGGAACTTATGGATTCAAAACTACTTGGCAGGCTCCTACAAGAATAGAAGGTTCAAATGGAACAGATGGAACAGATGGAGCAGATGGAGATGATGGAGCATCAAACTTTACAGTATTCCAAGAATCAAACACTCCGCCATCTCAACCAAGTGCAGGAACTTCAAATCCACCAACAAGCTCTTGGTATTCTACTCTTACTGCTGCAAGAAACGCAGTATCTGGAGACGGTTTAGTATGGTTCTCTGTAGGAACAAAACCAGGAACAAGTAATACGATTACTTGGAGCGTACCTATAAGGTACGTTGAAGAATATGACCATGTAGGAGGAACAAAACCACCTTTTGACGCAAACAAATTTCTTGTCCCTGTAAATACTACGGATGGTATATTTAGTTTCAGTATAGATGGAGTTAGTGATACTTATGAAGTACTTGACTCAACAAGTAGAACTCGTTTTGGAAGATTAAGAGCGGGAGAAGATCCACTGGATGCTACTAAGTCTATAAGAAATGCAGGTATAACTTTAACATCTGCTGGAGTTTTAGGAGGAGCTGGTGGCGGTACACTAGATCTCGACGATGTTAATGATACAGGAAGCACTAAAACAGGAGCTGTAAGAGCTAATGCAGGACTAGACAGTAGCGGAAATGTAAATAGAGCAGTACCAGTAGGTGTAGGTGGAACAGGTCAAACGAATACAAACAAATTCTTAAATAGTGGCATAGAGATTAGCCAAGGAAATTCTGGCGTATTTACTTTAACAAAAGGAGATGGTACAACTGATACGACTACTATAACAAAAGGTAAACTAGGGCTTTCATATACAGATGGAGCCGATGTTACTGGAGACAATACTGCTAATGATGTTAGTAATGTAAATGGTACAGCAGCCGCTACAGTACAGGGCGGAGCTGCAAGAGCTACTGCAGGACTTACTTCTGATGGAGATGTGAGTAGAGCAGTACCAGTAGGTGCAGGTGGTACAGGTCAAACGAATACAAATAAATTTTTAAATAGTGATATTGGTATTGCTATGGATGGAAATAATGTAACTATAACTAAAGCGGGAGATACTAACTCAGCTGTTTCTATTCCATCCACACTCAAAAACTCTACTATAGAAATTAATACTACAACAGGTATTATAACTGGTATTACTGGAGATGGTATTGCTATAAGAAATGATAAGACCACTAAAGATAATGTAGGACTAAGTAACGTACCTAATACTGATGCTACTAATGCTAGTAATATATCAGCAGGTACAATACCTATTGCTAGAACACCTACTACGGTTAGAAACTCTACTATAGAAATTAATACTACAACAGGTATTATAACTGGTATTACTGGAGATGGTATTGCTATAAGAAATGATAAGACCACTAAAGATAATGTAGGACTAAGTAATGTAATTAACGCTGCTCAGGTAAGAGCAGACTTAACTAATGCGCCTAGTACTATTATTAATTCTAATACTACTAAGGGAGATGTAGGACTAGGTAATGTAATTAACGCTGCTCAGGTAAGAGCAGACTTAACTAATGCGCCTAGTACTATTATTAATTCTAATACTACTAAGGGAGATGTAGGACTAGGCAACGTACCTAATACTGATATGAGTAATGCGAGTAATATATCCTCAGGATCTATACCTATTGCTAGAACACCTACTACGGTTAGAAACTCTAATATTAGTTTTAGTAGACCAAGTACAGGAACTTTAAGATTAAACAATGGCTCAAATAACGACATAACACTAACAGCAGCGGATGCTCAAATAACATCAGATTCAAATGGCATAAATGTAGCAAGTGTACGAAAAGCAACACATAATGGTACTGCTATAAATTCATCAGGAAACGTAACCTCAAGTATGAATGTTGCTTCTGGCGGAAGTATAGTAGTAGGAAATATAACAATAGATGGAACAAACGGGAGAATTTTAATTACAGACTAATGGCAAATCGAATATTATTAGGAAATTTAGGTAGTACGTATGGATTAAAAGTATCACAAGCAGGGGATAATGTATTAAGTCCTGCAGAACCTTTAATCTTTGACTCAACTTCAGTAAGAAGTGGTATGACATATGCAGGAGGAAATGCATCTTCAACAACTGGTATAAATTGGTCTTCTACAAAAGGAACACTAGGGTATATACCTGTAGCAATTTCAATGGATGATAAGAAAGGCACAGTAGAAACTTCTAATCAGTCGGGAGATGAGTATGAATATCAAGAAAGAAGAGGCATGGTAGAAACAACAACAACAAACATAAATCCTATAGAATTTCATGGGGCAAGGTCTTCGGGTGCTGCAGGGGACTCAAGAACAGCAACAAATTTAAAGTTTATAATACTTAGAATTCCTTGCCAGTACGGAAAAATGAACGACGCAAGTCTTTGGAGTTAAAATGGGAAATAGAGTTATATTAGGAAAAAGCACAAATACAAATCTTGGACATTCAGGAGGAAAGTTTGGCTTGTATATTTCTAGAACAGGAGATGATGTTACAAACTGTACTAAAGACCAATTAATTTTTAATACAGATAATGTAGGGTCTGTTTCTGGTGCTATAGATTTAGGGCAGTTTCAAATCGTACCTATTGCAGGAGGAACAAATGCAACTACTTCTGTAACTATAGCAGGAGGATCTTCAGCAACAATTAGTACTGAAAATTTAGGTATAGGTAATTTATTATTTGGAGACTTTACAACTGATCCTGTAGGAGATTCAAATACTTCTCAAACAATCAATGGTGCATATACTGGAGCAACAAGTGGAAGTTTAACAAATACAGGAAGTACTTCTTTAACCGTAACAGTTTCTGTTATTAAAGGATTTTCTACAGCGAGTTTATTTTAATATGGCAAATAGAGTATTACTAGGAGAAAGAGGTTCTGACGATGGATTATTTGTATCGCAAAATGGAGTGGATGTTACAGATACAAGTAGCACAACTCCACTTGCATTTGACTCCAGAGCTGTTCGAGGCCTTGTAGTTCATGCAAAAGGACAAGGCTCACTTGCACCAAACAGTTCTAATACAGAAGGGGGTGTAGATACTCCAACAACAGCAACAATTACTCATGGGCTAGGATATGTACCTTTATATGTAGTAAGATGGTGTTATGCAAGTGATTTATTTGGAGGAGTTGCTTTAAGAATGTATACTCCTTCTGTGTATAGAACTGAAGAGATATCATTAGACCAAGGTTTCGGGGGAGACATTGACGAGTGGGTAGAGATTCAAAATTGCGGAATTGCTACTAGTGCAAGTACAAGTTCAATAACTATAGAAAATCATGAGTTTGGTTATAGTGTGGAAGTATTAGCAGATGATAGTGGTGGTGCACCAGATGAAGAGTTTGGTACATATAAACAAACAATATACTATTCGTATATAATTTTTAAAGCAAAAGATTTTACAGGAGGATTAGGGCTATGAGCACTTTTCATATTTTTTATGATTCTAACAAGGACATAAAATGGGCAACAGATGCGCCCACAGACACAAATATAATTAATTCACAAACAGCATTGGGGCTATCTCATTTATCATTAGAGCTAGACCAGATACCTGCTTGTGATCATTTTTACATAAATGACGCAGAAGATAATGTAGTTGGCTACAACTCATTTGATTTAACTTTCTCTGCAACAACAATAGATATAGACGGCACAGTTACTGTAACAGGATGTCCTGCAGGAACTGAGATATTTTTAAATAGAGTGTCCCAAGGAACTTATAGTAGTGGAAACCTAACATTTACAGGAGCAATGGGTGGAAGCTATACTTTAACATTTAAAAAGGATAAATATTATACAACTGGACAAAAAATAATAATTAATAGGAGATAAATATGAATATAGATTTACAAGTTCCTTCAGCAACTTATGCTGAAAAAAGAAAAAACTACTACCCTGTTATAGGCAAACAATTAGATTTACTTTGGCACGCAATAGATGATGGAGCGTTTGGAGATTCAGCAAAATTAACATCTTTTTACACTGAGCTAAAAGCAGTAAAAGATAAATATCCTAAATCTTAGGTCAATCATATACCCCTCAAAAATAGTTCTTGACACCACCTCATATTTTTGATATAATTTAGCATATAGGAGTATAATATGGCAGCAGGAAATTATGATATAGTTATCGATCAAGGCTCAGATTTTGCACTTGAATTTACTTTATCAGAAGACGGAACAGCAATCCCAATCAGTACACATACTGTAACGGCACAACTCCGCCCTACCCCTTCTTCCAATACTCTTACAGCAACATTTACTTGTGCAATTACTAATGCAGCCCAAGGGAAGTTTACTATGAAATTAGGACACGCCCTTACTGCAAATATAGCCGCAGGTAAGTATTATTATGATACTGAAATATATAATTCTAGTGCAAACACAATTACTAGACTTGTACAGGGTGTAGCAAGAGTTACTCAAAACGTGACAAGATAATGGCAACAACTATATCAATTACTCCAAAAACAACTTCATTAGGCGCTACCACCACTACCACAACATTAACGATATCTAACGCCGTAGGCGGCGATGTATCGGATGCCTCAGGAATCACACTTACTTCCCCAGTAGGTACTCTGACAGGTACAGATAATGTACAAGACGCTTTAAACTTTTTAGCAAATCAATTTTTCGTATCAACAACAGCTCCAACTTCAAGTACAACAAACTTGGCAGAAGGAGATTTATATTATGATACTGATGATAATCAGTTAAAGATCTACCGAGAAACATCGTCTGGAAACTTTGAATTTGTACCTATAATGATAGGAAACACTTCAGCAGACTCAGACACGGTAGACGCAGGGAGCTTTTAAGCTCGATAGGATAAAATCATGGCACAAACCATTAAAATCAAAAGAAGTGCGAGTACCGCCGCTCCAACTTCACTAGGTGCGGGTGAATTAGCATATTCATCTAGTTCTAAAAAGCTCTTTGTAGGACATCCAACGTCCTCAGCAGTAACAACAATCGGCGGAGACTTGTATGTCGAAATGCTCGACCATACAGCCGGTTCGCTCACAGCAAGTTCAGCAATAGTCGTAGATGCTTCTAGTAAAGTTGACCAATTAAAATCTGGCAACATTGTAGTTACTGGCTCAAATAATACTATTAGTACAGCATCCGGTAACTTAACTATTAAACCAGCAGGGTCACTAGTAGTACAACATGGTGGAACAGTAAGTTTAGCTAATCAAGCAACTTCTCTAACTATACAAGATAATGAAGCAGCAGCTTTAGACATAAACGAAGGCGGAACTTCTTATGTTAAATTTATCACAACAAATGGTGCAGAAGAAGTAGAAATCGGAAAAGATGTAGACTTAAATGGAGCATTAGATGTTTCAGGGGCAGCAACTTTAGGATCAGCAGCAGTTACTGGTAACTTAACAGTAAACACAGATAAATTCACAGTAGCAAGTGGTACAGGTAATACATTAGTAGCAGGTACTTTAGACGTAACTGGAAACTCAACATTAACGGGCAACCTAGAAGTTGATGGTTCAACTCAATTAGATGGAAATGTTACTTTAGGTAATGCAAGTGGAGATACAATAACAGTTACAGGTACTGCAACATTCACACAATCAGCAGATTTTGATGGTGGAATGACAGTAGCAGGTTCACAGACTGTAGATATGGGTGGAAACAAAGTTACCAATATTGGAACTCCAACTCAAGCTACAGATGCAGTAACAAAAGCATATGTAGATGGTGTAAAACAAGCACTTGATATTAAAGATTCAGTAAGAATAGCTTCACAATCAAACTTATCAGCAGCATATAATAATGGTTCAAGTGGTGTAGGAGCTACTTTAACAGCAGATGGAAATGGAGCTATAACAATAGATAGCGTTGCATTAACTTCTGCAGACAGAGTACTTGTTAAGGCTCAAACAGCTGGGCTACAAAACGGTATATACTCTGTAACAACAGTTGGTGATGGAAGTAATCCATACGTTCTTACAAGAGCAACAGATGCAGATAGTTCAGCAGAAGTTACTGGTGGTATGTTTACATTCGTTGAAGAAGGAAGTGACGCAGACGCAGGTTTTGTACTTTCAAATATAACTGGTTCAGCAACAATTGGAACCTCAGTTATAACAATGACTCAGTTCTCAGGAGCTGGTTCAGTTACAGCAGGTGCAGGTCTTGGAAAATCAGGAAACACACTTTCTCTTAATGTAGATGATACTACAATAGAAATTAATTCAGACACAGCAAGATTAAAAGGAGTAAGCGCACTACCAGAAGGTACACTATTATACGGTGCAAATGGTGGTAGCTCTTTTGCTTCTTTATCAATAGGAACATACGATTCAACAAATTCAGTAGGACAAGTTCTACAAGTTGGAGCAAACGGAACAATAGCATGGACAAATACTTTAGACGGAGGTACCTTCTAAAAAATGTCTCATGTAATAAAAATCAAAAGGTCGGAAACAGCGAGTGCCGCCCCAGATTCAAGTGATTTGCAAACACACGAATTAGCAATGAACGTAGAAGATTTAAAAATATATACAAAAGCTGCAAATGGAAGCATAGTGACTGTAGCTAGTCACAACCCAGACCAGCTAACCACAGAAGATTTACTCGCTTTTTCAATAGCATTAGGATAAGATTATGGCATCAGCATTTAAAACAGTATCAGCGGCAAGCGTAGGAACAGGACTAACAACAGTTTATACCACTCCTTCGGCTACGACCGTTACTATCATTGGTTTATACCTTTGTAATCAAAGTGGCGGAGCGTGTGAAGCTACTGTAGAATTTTATGACGCCTCAACAACAACCCATGTAGGTTTAGTTCATCAAATAGAAATACCAGGACAATCTACACTTGCACCGATAGGTGGGGATGCTAAAGTAGTATTAGAAGCGGGCGATGCAATAAAGGTTCAATCCAATATTGCAAATAGTCTAGATGTAATACTAAGTTATCTGGAGCAAACATAAAATGCCATTAATAGGTAAAGTTTTAGTACAAGAAAATGCAGTAGCAGGAAATGCTATATCTGCAACAAAAATAGCCGCAAATGCTGTCGGAACATCAGAGATTGCTGTAAATGCAGTAAGTGTAGCAGAACTTGCAACTAATTCAGTAGGAGCAGCACAGCTTCAAGCTACTGCAGTAACAGGAGTTGGAGACAATTCTATAGTAACGGCTTCTATAGCTTCAAACTCAGTAGATTCAGCACAATTAATAACTGGAAGTATAGACGCTATACATTTGTCAACAGGAGCAGTAACAACAGCAAAGATAGCTGCAAATGCAGTTACTTCAAATGAGATAGCTGCTAACTCTGTAGATACTGCAGAAATAGCTACAGATGCAGTGGGAGCTTTACAACTTTCTGCAAACTCAGTAGATTCAGCAGAATTAGTTACAGGTAGCATAGATTCAATACATATAGGAAACTTACAAGTAACAACAGGTAAGATAGCTGGAAGTGCTGTAACAACAGGTAAGATAGCTGACAACGCAGTAACAGCTGCAAAGATAGCAGATGGTAGTATCACTTCAACACAACTTGGAGCAAACTCGGTAGATTCAGCAGAACTAATTACAGGTAGTATTGACACTATACATTTAGGAGCTTTACAAGTAACATCAGCAAAGATAGCTGCTGGTGCAGTTACTATAGCTAAGATAGGTGCGGATGCAGTTGACGGAACAAAAATTGCAGATGACTCAATAGATTCAGAACATTTAGTTGACGGTTCAATAGACACAGCACATATCGCAGACTCACAAATAACAAGCGGAAAAATAGCCGCAAACACTATTGCAACAGGTAATATAGCTGACAATGCCGTAGACGGAACAAAAATAGCAACAGATAGCATAGTAGCAAGACACGTAGCTGCTAACTCAATAGATTCCGCAGAACTTATATCAGGCAGTATAGACACTATACACCTTGGAGGTTTACAAGTTACAAATGCTAAGATAGCCGCAAACTCTATCACATCTGGCAAGATAGCAGCAAATGCCGTAGGTTCAAGTGAAATAGCAGCTAACTCAGTAGATTCATCAGAACTTGTCACAGGAAGCATAGATACAATACATTTAAGCGCAGACTCAGTAACAGGTGCAAAGATACCTGACAATGCTATAAATTCAGAACACTATACTGATGGTAGTATTGATACAGCTCATATTGCAGACTCAAATGTAACAACAGCAAAGATAGCTGATAACGCCATTACAGGAGTTAAGATAGCAGCTAATGCTGTATCATCATCAGAATTAAAATCAGATGCACTTAGTGGACAAACATTTACAGGTAACGTTAGTTTCTCAGGAGATGTATCATTCACAGGAACATCAACAACTGCTTCAGCAACAAACACAACAGTTTCAGATAAGTTAATCGAATTAGCAAATGGAACAACAGGAGTTCCTTCAGGAGACATAGGTCATATATTTGAAAGAGGAGATTCAGACAACGTATTTATAGGTTGGGATGAAAGTTCAGATAGAGTTGTATTCGCAACTACCACAGCCACAGGTGCATCAACTGGTGATTTAACACTTACAGATGCTACTATACAGGCATCAAGATTACATGGTAATGTAACAGGCGCACTAACAGGTAATGCAGATACAGCAACCACTCTAGCAACAAACAGAGCATTTTCTTTAACAGGAGATGTAACAGCTTCGGGTGTGAACTTTAATGGTTCAGCTGGAGTTGCTCTATCAACAAGTTTAGCTTCAAACTCCGTAGATTCAGCAGAGTTAGTAACGGGATCGATAGATACAATACATCTTGGAGACTTACAAGTAACTAGTGCTAAGTTAGCAAATAATTCAGTAATTGCATCAAAATTAGCATCAAACTCTGTAGATTCAGCAGAACTAGTAAGTGGTGGCATAGATGCTATTCATCTTGCAGGTAACGCTGTACTAACAGCAAAGATAGCAGCAAACCAAGTTACTTCAGCAAAAATAGCAACAGACCAAATACTATCAAGACATATAGCTGATAATGCTATTGATAGTGTAAATTATATTACAGACGGTTTAATTAACACAGCACAATTAGCTGGTAACTCAGTAGCGACTGCAAAAGTACAAGACAATGCAATCACAAGTGAAAAGATAGCACAGAATAGTATTCTTACTAGACATATTGATGATGCACAGATTACAGCAGCTCAACTAGCCGCTGACTCAGTTACTTCAACAAAAATAGGAGACAATGCTATTAATAGTGTTGCGTTTATATCAAGCGGTCTAATTACATCAGACTTGATAGCAGACGGAGCAATTGTAGCAGGAGACTTAGCAGCAAACTCTGTAGATTCAGCAGAATTAGTAAGTGGCAGTATTGATACTATACACTTAGGAAACTTACAAGTTACAACATCTAAAATAGCTAATGGCACAGTAACAAATGCAAAGTTAGCAAATAACTCAGTTGCTACAGCAAATATAGTTGCAGGTAATGTAGACACAACAGAACTAGCAAATGATGCAGTAACAGCAGCTAAGATAGATGCAGGGGCTTTAAATCAAACATTTACTGGAACTCAAGTAATACCAACACTTAATGCTACTACAAGATTACAAGCAGATAAGATAGGTATACAAGATACTAATCCACCACAAAAACTTCATATAGACGAAGTTGCTGGTTTTGATGTTGGTACAGGAAGTTCATCAAGCACAGCACAATTTACACTTGATTCATTCACTGCATCAGTATTTAGAACTGCTAAGTACAATGTGCAAATTACAAATTCAACAGATAGTGACTATCATGCAATAGAGATATTTTTATTCCATGATGGTACAACAGTATATTTAACACAGTACGCTTCTATATTTGATAATGGTGCTCAAGCATCTTTTGATGCAGATATATCAAGTGGTAGCGTAAGATTACGAGTAACTCCAGCAAGTGGAGATACAATGACTTATAAATTAATAAGAACAACAATAGAGGTATAAAATGGGACAAAAATTAGATTTTAATATCGAAGACTCAGGATTAAAGATTGATGGTACTGATACTATTGATGCAAGTAGAAACTTCGAGGGTGCAGTAGCCACAGGAAAAATTACTAGTGGTACTATGGCTTCGGCAAGATTGCCAAGAACTATAACGACTACCGCCCCTACGGACACTTCTGGTACTGTGGATGGTCATATATGGTTTGTCTATTCGAGTTAAGAAATGGCAATATATGTTAATGATAGTGGAACACTTCGTCAAATTTCCTTTCTGGCAATTAATGATAATGGTACGCTTAGAAGAATCAATGAAGTCTATGTAAACGATGGAGGCTCTCTAGAAGGGCCTTTTACTGTTACGCATGAAACTTCTAGAAATACCGCAACTAGTACTAGTACTATTAGTGGATTACAAGATACTTCTTTTGCCACAACTACTACATTTAACACAACTCAAAGTACTCTTACTACTTTTGACACTAGTAGAACAACCACATTCAATACAGGTAATACTACTGAAACAAGTAGAACAACAGCATTTGATACCACAACAGCTTATTCAACTACAACTGCATTCACTACAACAACAACGTACAATACAACTCAAAGTACAACAACTGCATTTAATACTACTACTGCATTTACAACAACTACAACGTTTA